CGAAAAGATGCCTGGTACTTTGCCAACTATGACCCGCGTATGAAGCGTGAAGGCCTGCATTATGTCGTGGTTGAGCGGGATGAAAAGTACATGGCGGGTTTTGACGAGATGGTGCCGGAGTTCATCGAAAAAATGGACGAGGCACTGGCTGAAATTGGTTTTGTATTTGGGGAGCAATGGCGATGAAGCATCCTCACGATAATATCCGGGTAGGTGCGATCACTTTCGTCTACTCCGTTACAAAGCGAGGCTGGGTATTTCCCGGCCTTTCTGTTATCCAAAATCCACTGAAAGCACAGCGGCTGGCTGAGGAGATAAATAATAAACGAGGGGCTGTATGCACAAAGCATCTCCTGTTGAGTTAAGAACGAGCATTGAGATGGCACATAGCCTTGCTCAAATTGGAGTCAGGTTTGTGCCAATACCAGTAGAAACAGACGAAGAATTTCATACGTTAGCCACATCCCTTTCACAAAAACTGGAAATGATGGTGGCGAAAGCAGAAGCAGATGAGAGAGACCAGGTATGACAACCACTGAATGCATTTTTCTGGCTGCGGGCTTCATATTCTGTGTGCTTATGCTTGCCGACATGGGGCTTGTTCAGTGACACCTCAGCAGGAAAACGCCCTTCGCAGCATTGCCCGTCAGGCTAATTCTGAAATCAAAAAAGCCAGACAGCAGTTTCCGGATAAAAACGTCGATGACATTTGCCGTAGCGTACTGAAGAAGCACCGCGAAACGGTAACGCTGATGGGATTCACACCGACTCATTTAAGCCAGGCGATCGGCATGTTAAACGGCGTCTTTAAGGAACGGTGAGCATGAAAAACAAAATCATCATGGAGCTACAGGCTCCTTTTTTATTATTCGCATTCACCCTCAAGCGTATTAACCAACAATTCAGGGATTAATGAAAGATGGCAGACATCATTGATTCAGCATCAGAAATTGAAGAATTACAGCGCAACACAGCAATAAAAATGCGTCGTCTGAACTACCAGACTATATCCGCCACTCATTGTTGTGAGTGTGGCGATCCCATAGATGAACGAAGACGCCTGGTCGTTCAGGGTTGTCGGACTTGTGCAAGTTGCCAAGAGGATCTGGAGCTTATCAGTAAACAGAGAGGTTCGAAGTGAGCGAGATTAACTATCAGGCACTGCGTGAGATAGCAAAACAGGCAACACAAGGCGAATGGGTCGCATTTATTTCGCCGGGTACTGGTACGTATGCGGTGCATACGCCCGGTGATAAACGATGTGAAGACGTTATCAAATGGACCGGCTTTGATGGACAGAAAAACGCAGAGAACAACGCTCGTTATATCGCAGCTTTCAACCCAGAAGTAGTGCAGGCACTACTGGATGAGAACGAAAGCATGTGCCGCGACCTCATTGCTCGCAATGGTGAGATTGAAGGGCTTCGAAAACTGGTTGCTGAGCTTGAAGAGACAAAATCAAAACTCAACGAACAGCGTGAATATTACGAAGGTGTTATCTCGGATGGGAGTAAGCGCATAGCAGAGTTAGAAAGTGATTCTCAGGCACAAAAGTTAGTTGAAGCAATCATTGTTGCGATAGAAAACGAACAGGAACGTCTTTTTGATGAAGATTACCTAATGGATTCGAAAGAATGCATTGACGTAATTCGTGAAGAAGTAAAGCGATGGAATGATTCCCGCGCCGCTGGCATTCGCATCAAAGGAGAGTGAGATGACCACTATAACCGATAAGAAACAGTATCCCAGCGAGCAATATCTTAATGAGCTGATCACCAACATGGAGTTTGCTGCAAGGGCACCAGTTGAAGTCGTGAGAGCGATGGCAGCAGAGCTACAGAAGCGGCGCGAAGCTGATAGTGCAGAACCTGTAAGCCAAACTTACAAGTTGCCAGTTAATACACCTTGCCAAGATGCGCCAGTCCATATCTGGCTGCAAACGGCTGGAGTATGGCCAGAAGATGGCGAGTTAAGCGAATTAACGTGGTGCAGCCACAATCAGCACCATGATGACACGCTATATGTTCGAGCTGACCTTGTGAATGACAACTATCCGGTAACTCCGGATGGTTGGATAAGCTGTAGTGAGCGAATGCCGAACGACGCGCAGTGGTGCGTAGTGAACACAGAATACGGGTATTACGCGCAATGCTGGTCTGAAGGTCAAGGGTGGCTTGGTGATGATATCAGCATCCCTGAATGCGATGTAATCAATTGGATGCCACTACCAGAACCGCCGCAGGAGGTGAAGTGATGGACTCCTTCGCGAAATATACGATTATTGACTGGATAGCATTCCTTCAGGTTTTGCTCATCTGGTTTTATATGGCTTACAGGAGTGGACAGTGGATTGTCAGTATAGCCTGTAGCAAGGGATGGCGTTGGTGGAACCGAAAGAATAAAAAAGCGCTGGCCCTGGATTCGTTTTACGAAGCATTCAATCTTAACAGCCTTCAGCCTGGTTCTGTCATTGTAGTCACCACTCAAAGCGGCATGACGATACAAATTCACAAGCCAAAGGAGGAAGGTCGTGGCTAACCTGCAACTTGCCGTCAAAGGTGAATATTTCGACCAGATGAAGTCAGGCGAGAAAACGGAAGAGTATCGCCTGTGTAATGACTACTGGAAAAAGCGCCTCGTTAACCGTAAGCATGACCGCCTGATTATCACAAAGGGATATCCGAAGCGCGACGATTCCAGCCGCAGAATTGATGTTCCGTATGACGGCTATGAAATTAAGATAATCACACACCCGCACTTCGGCGATAAACCGGTAAAGGTGTTCGCGATAAAGGTAAATATCGACAATGAATAACAATCCTCGCACTCGCGGGGATTTCTTTTATCTGAACTCGCTACGGCGAGTTTTGTTTTATGGAGATGATTATGGCCTGTTCAACATTCAACCCTTTAACGTTACAGAAATACCAGCCAGACCCTGAAGATTTATGCTCACTGTGTGGCGGAAATCATGGTAAAGCCGCCATGATCGAATGTAAGGACAAAATCCACATATGCCTTAATTGCGTTGATGTCCTCGTTGATATCAAAAATGAGAGAGAAGATAAAAAGCGTATCGAGGCTGTTAGCGCCTTAGATTCATGGATGCGAGATGGGTATAGTGCTGCGCAAATTTATGACTTAGCAATATCAAAAGGCGAAATACCAGGAGTGCGCATCGAATAAGACGTAACCAATATTCGAATTGAATAACTGAAAGAACACCAAGCCGCCTGATGGCGGTTTTTTCTTGCGTGTAATTGCGGAGACTTTGCGATGTACTTGACACTTCAGGAGTGGAACGCTCGCCAGCGACGTCCAAGAAGTCTTGAAACAGTTCGTCGATGGGTGCGCGAATGCAGGATATTCCCTCCTCCGGTTAAGGATGGAAGAGAGTATCTGTTCCACGAATCAGCGGTAAAGGTTGACTTAAATCGACCAGTAACAGGTAGCCTTTTGAAGAGGATCAGAAATGGGAAGAAGGCGAAGTCATGAGCGCCGGGATTTACCCCCTAACCTTTATATAAGAAACAATGGATATTACTGCTACAGGGACCCAAGGACGGGTAAAGAGTTCGGATTAGGCAGAGACAGGAGGATAGCAATTACTGAAGCAATACAGGCCAATATTGAGTTACTCTCAGACAGCGGACGCAAATCACTAATAGACAGAATTAAAGGCGGTGACGCAATCACTCTTCATGTGTGGCTTGACCGATATGAAACAATCCTCACCGAAAGGGGGATCAGGCCGAAAACTCTACTCGACTACGCCAGCAAAATCAGGGCAATCCGAAGAAAATTGCCGGACAAACCGCTCACTGACATATCAACGAAAGAAGTGGCAGCAATGCTAAACACCTACGTAGCAGAAGGTAAAGCAGCTTCCGCAAAATTAATCAGGTCAACCCTTGTTGACGTTTTTCGTGAAGCAATAGCCGAGGGGCATGTGGCAACGAATCCGGTAACAGCAACCCGTACAGCAAAGTCAGAAGTAAGGCGCTCAAGGCTGACAGCTAATGAGTATGTCGAGATTTACCATGCAGCCGAACCTCTCCCTATCTGGCTAAGGCTGGCGATGGATTTGGCCGTCGTTACAGGGCAGAGAGTCGGCGATTTGTGCAGAATGAAATGGTCAGACATAAACGACAACCATCTTCACATTAAACAGAGTAAAACAGGGGCTAAACTCGCCATTCCGCTAACGCTAACGATTGACGCGCTCAATATCTCATTGGCTGATACACTACAGAAATGCAGGGAGGCCAGCAGCAGTGAAACTATAATCGCATCAAAGCATCACGAGCCGCTTTCCCCGAAAACAGTATCAAAGTATTTTACAAAGGCGAGAAATGCATCTGGCCTCTCATTTGATGGAAACCCGCCAACATTCCATGAACTGCGTAGCCTGTCAGCGAGGCTATACCGGAACCAGATTGGCGATAAGTTTGCTCAACGTCTTCTCGGGCATAAATCAGATTCAATGGCGGCGCGGTATAGGGACAGCCGTGGACGGGAATGGGACAAAATTGAAATCGACAAATGA